TAATAAAGGGAGTATGAAAATGAAAAAAGGTGAACTAAAGAAAATAATAGAACTAGCAGTTCGTAAGGAAGTCAAAAAACAAATAAATGAGATATTTATTAATGACGACAACTCATCTCAACTTTCCGAATTAGTTTCAAAATCAGTAACCGAAAAAGAGTTCAAAGAACCAATTAGAAAAAAATATAAAGTTGGTAAGAGAGAAGAAGTAAAATATACAAAAAATAAAACTTTAAATAAGGTTTTGAATGAAACTAAAGGTGGAATACCACAAGGAGATGGTACAGAATCTTATCCAATGATGGGTGGAGAAGTATTTGATTCTAGTAAAGTAACAGAGGTAGCAATGAATAGTGGTGAATTTGGAAGCACAAGTGAATTTAAAAGAGAATTAGGAGCCGCTATGACTGTTAAGGCAGCAGGAGTTCCAGTTGATAAAGTTCCAGAATCTACAATGAAAGCTTTAACAAGAGATTATAGTGGTTTAATGAAAGCTATGAATAAGAAGAATACTAATGGCGTCCAATAGAGAATACGATAGTGATCCAGATGTTTATATAGGAGTAAAATTACCTATAAAGTTTGGTAATAGTGGGTTTTGGAATAAAACTTCTACTACTATAGAACAGGCGGAATATAATTTAAAAAATTTACTAATGACAAAATTTGGTGAAAGACCTGCTCATCCAGATTTGGGATGTAGGTTGGCACATTTAAATTTTGAGCAATTGGATGACAGTATTATAGTAAAAGCAGAGGAAGATATAACAGAAGCAGTGAGTAAATGGCTACCATATTTAAATATAGTTAAAATAGAACCTACTATCAATCACGATGCTAGTAGGTTGGATGTGAAAATAACTTATACTTTAAAAACAGATCAATCCCAGGCTGGGAAAGCTACAGTTATTTACAACCAATAAGGAGAGATAGTATATGCCAAGTAATAAAGATATAAATTATATAGGTAGAGATTTTTCTAGTTTACGTCAAAATTTGATGGACTATGCTAAAACTTATTTTCCTTCAGCATATAAGGATTTTAATGAAGTTTCGCCTGGTATGATGTTTTTAGAATCAGTTGCATATATCGGTGATGTGATGGGTTATTATACTGATGCGGTATTTAAAGAATCTTTATTACCTTACGCGGAAGAAAAAAATCAAATATATAATATAGCACAATTTATGGGATATAGACCAAGATTGATATCCCCGTCATTAGCTAGAGTAAGATTTTCACAGGAGTTACCAGCTAGAGTTGATGATGACGCACAACCAGATTATGATTATGCGATGAATATAAAATCTGATACTAGAGTGTTTTCCCCAATACATGGTGTAGAGTTTAGATTATTGTCAGATTGTAATTTTAAAACTGGTCAAGGTAGTCAGAGTCCACCACCAGAAAGAACTGGTAATTGGTCAACAGGTTTAAAATATTTTAGAATATATAAAACTGTAACTGTTATAAGTGGATTTAGTAAAGAAGAAACATTTACTTTTGGCGGACCTCAAAAATATGATAAGCTAGTTTTATCTGAAGATAATATAACAGAAATTTTATCAGTCTCAGATAGTGATGGAAATACTTGGTATGAGGTTCCTTTCTTGGCACAAGACATGGTTTTTTCTGAATTTCAAAACTTAGCTGAAAATGATAGTTCTCTTGTTCAATATGATGAAACTAATCCTTATATTATAAAAAGATTAAAAACGTCTAAAAGGTTTAGAACTTATGTAAGGTCTGATAAAAAGACAGAAATAAGATTTGGGGCTGGAACAGAAGTAACTCCAGATGAAGAATTAATTCCAAATCCAGATAATGTTGGTTCAAATTTACCAGGAGCACCATCTAAATTAGGAATTGCATTTGATCCTAATAATTTTACAAATACTAGGGCTTATGGTGAAGCACCATCTAATACTACACTTACTATAAAATATGCTTATAGTGGAGGATCTAAACATAATGTTATGTCAGGTCAGATAAATACTTTTGCTAGTAAAGTTCTATCACCATTTTCAGGAAATTTAAATTCTACAAAATTAGATCGTGTTAGAAAATCAATTAACCTAACAAATGTAGAACCATCATCAGGAGGTATGGATGCAGAATCTAATGAAGAAGTAAGACAAAATGCACTTGGTTATTTTCAGGCACAAGCTAGAATGGTAACAAGAGATGATATTATTACTAGAGTGTATGCGTTACCAGAGAGATATGGTAATATCGCTAAAGCTTATGTAGTACAAGATGAGCAAATTTCTAATCCCGCTGGAGAAAAACCCAAATTCGAAAAAAATCCGTTAGGGTTAAATTTATATCTGTTAGGATATAATAATAATAAAAAATTAGTAAAATTAAATACAGTTACTAAACAAAATTTAAAAACATATTTGGGAAGATTTCGTATGTTAACTGATGCAATTAATATTAAAGATGCTTATATAATAAACATTGCAGTTAGATTTGATATTTTAGTAAAACGAGGATATAATAAAAATGAAGTTTTATTAAGATCAATTGCTAAAATGAGAGAATTTTGGAATGTTGATAATTGGCAAATAAACCAACCTATTGTAATAGCAGAAGCAGTTGCACAATTATTAAAGGTAGAAGGAGTACTTGGAGTTGAAAAGCCATCGGATAGTAATCCATTAGGTACTAATTTAGCTATAACAAACAAATATGATACTTCTAAGGGATATTCTGGTAATGTTTATGATCTCGCAGACTCAATGGTAATGAAGAATGGAGTTATTTACCCATCTAAAGACCCATCACTATTTGAAGTAAAATTTCCAGACCAAGATATAATCGGTAGAGTAATAGGAGATATAGCATAATGCATTATTTTGAATATGCATCAGCAGATGCCACAATGTATGAAGGATCAGTTACTCAATCTCAGAATACTGGATTGGATGAAATATTAGAGATACGTAAGGATACTAATAATAATGCTAGTGTAATAAATGTATCTCGAGCATTAATTAAATTTGATTTAACAGAAATTTCTAAATCAGTATCATCTGGGTTAATTACGTCAGGATCAGATATAAAATTTTATTTAAATTTATATGATGCAAATTCATCTAATTTAACTACATCACAATCTTTATATGCACATCCAGTAAGTCAATCTTGGACGGTTGGAGAAGGTAAATTTTATGATGATCCTAAAGATGAAGAAGGTGTTAGTTGGAGATATAGACACGGAGCAGTAGATGGTACTCAATGGATAAGTGGTAGTAATAATACTGGAGGAACGTGGTATAGTGGAAGTGGATATCAAGCTTCACAATCTTTTGAATGGGAAACAACTGATATGCGAATGGATGTAACTGGAATTATGTGGAGTTGGTTACACGGTACTATACCAAACCAAGGCTTTATGATTAAAAGAAGTGGAAGTGTTGGTAATTCTGATTCGGGAGCAGAGGAAGGAGATACCACAAAGTATGGACATTTTGCATTTTTTAGTAGAGAAACAAATACAATTTACCAACCTAAGTTAGAAGTACTTTGGAAAGATTATACTTTTAATTCTGGTTCTCTATCCCCATTAGTTTCTTCGGATTTAGAAGATTTAGTAGTTTATATGAAAGGATTAAGATCTGATTATAAAGAAAATTCAAAAGTAAAATTTAGACTAGTTGGTAGAGAAAGATATCCTACTAAAACATATTCTACTACAACTGTTTCTGATAATGTAACAGTTAAATATTTACCAACTGCTTCGTGTTATTATCAAATAAAAGATGCATTGACTGAGGACGTAATGGTACCGTATGGAAGTGGTTCATTAATTAGCTGTGATTCAACAGGAAATTATTTTAATTTTTGGATGAATGGATTACAAGCAGAAAGATATTATCAAATAGAATATAAGGTTGTAAGTGGCAGTGGAGTTAGTCAAACAAAAAATTATTATGGTGGTGATTTTAAATTCAAAGTGAGTAGATAATGCCGTATTCTAAAGAGGAAGTTAAACATACTGCCTTCGTTAATAGATTAGTTTCACAATACAAGGCAGATTATGATAATAATATAGAGAAAATATTAACAAGTCATTTTAATTATAAAAAGGACATGGATGATTTGGCAAAACCTGCTGTTATAAATGAACCACCTAAAGATAAAAATGATAGATATATTTTATTTCAAAATTCTGATAACGTGACATTCGATAACAGTATAGATTTTGAACATGGTGTGTGTAATTTTATAATACAAGTTCCACATAAAAGAAAATTAGCAACACCACATTTAGTTACAGAAGGATTAGATATAACTTTTAAACAAGTTAATGAAATAATAACAGAAGAAGATGCTAATAGAGAAGCTGTTAATAAGGATAAGGCGGAAGCTAAACGAACGGATAAAACACAAGCACGAATAAAACAACTTCAAGATACGGGAGTACCTGTAAGTGCCGCTAGTCTTGCAGACCAATTTGGTGGACAGTAACAGTGAGTTTTAAATTATCAGATAATAAATTAGCTACCTTAGGTATGAGAGAGTTATCACCAGAGTTAAAATTTGGTAGAGCTCGAGATAGGTTTGGACCGAGAGATTTTATTTTAATTAAAGCTTTTGATCAAACTGGTATGGTGTTAGGATCAAGAAAAATTTGGCAATCAAGTGTAGTTGGAGATAACTTTGAGATAAATCTTGCCGAAATTATAAATTCATTTGGAATATTAACTGGAAATATTAGTTTAGAATACTATTTTTTAAGAACAGAAGCTGGGTCATATAAGTCTGTATTACTAGATAGTGAAAGTATAGTTTATCGTGGGACACCTATAAAAAGAGAGGGAGGACTTTATAAATCAACTATTTCTGCACCAAAGGCAGATAAAGATTTTCTACTTAAACAAGAAGAAGAAATACAAAATGTTGATGTTGGAGATGAAAGAGTTTTTTCTAAAAAACTTTGTTATAATATAGCTGGAATATCACCTGATAGAACAGAGATAAAAGTAAGAATGCAAGTAGATGATCTTTTAAGAGGTAATGCATATTATAAGGGTAGATTTAGTGGATTTGGTAGTGATATTAATGATAGGTTAATATTATCTTCACAACAAATATCTTATCAATCAATCGGCGAGGATAGTACTGTAATAGAAGCGGTAGAAGATAATACCATGGCTTCTTCTACTCAACTTATAAATTTTATTGAAAAAGCTAGGTCTTTTGAAAATAAAATATTGGTAGAAATTCCAGATTTCTTCCTAATATCTGCTATAGAAAAAGAAGTAAGTACAACTACTCAAGAATATTTTCAAGAAGATAAACCAACACTTATACCAACTATAACGCAACCAAATGTATCTGAAGGAAAACAATGGGTATTTGCACGTGATTACACTGGAAATACTGAAGGTGAATGGGTATCTAATGCTGAAGGTATAGAATTTACTGGAGATGGAAATGTAATATGGTCTAATAATTTAGTATCGGGTATGCCATTAACAATTGCTTCTAATAGAAATCTACATAGTGAGCATTCTAATGAAGATATTACTACTTCATTAATTTCAGAAATGCCAACTTCAGATCCAATTACTACATGGACAGTTACTAACGATGGTGGTACTACAACTGGTCAGCAATCTAGTGGGTACAATAATTATTCAGATTATTCAGGACAACAAGATGATGATTATGGTAATTATGGACAATCTGGAGATAGTGAAGAAGAAGTTTATATAATTGCATTTTCATGGTCATCGCCATTTAGATCTTGGTTTGATAATAAAGCAAATGGTAAGTTTCAACATTATATGTATGGAAGTACTTTGATGAGTAATGCTCAGTTATTTAATTATATTGCTGATAAACTAGATCAACAGTTTATAGAATATATAGATGGTGAAAGGGCTATACCAGCAACGGAATTAGATATAGATTTAAATGAATGTGTGATGAATATGATGGAAGAATATTTGTATATGGATGCTACACAAGATTCACCAACATATTGGCGTGATGTAACTACAACAGAAATGGTAACTTCATATGAATATGAATCATTTATAGGAGAGTTTCAAAATTATTTATTAAATAGTGGAGATGTGCCTGACCCGACAATAGCTGCACCCTATCAAGGGGGTGGAGATAAAGTACGTAGTTTATCATTAAAAATTACACCACAAGAATTTGCTGAGAAATATAATATAACATATGAAGATATAAATGATAATATAAATAAAATTAGATTGATATCACGTAAAAGAGATACTAGAGATTTATCTTATTATGCTATGACTGGTAATTCTAGTTTAAATCTTGTTATAAATAAAGATTATGGGAAAGATACAGGTTTAATGTTAGTAAAATTTCTTAATCCATTACCACCTGGAATAGGACTTGGGCAAGATATATTTTTTGTAAGGGAAGTTATTTCACCACATATTTGTGATGTTAATTTAGTTAATTATACTGAACCAGTAATACCAACTTCTATTTTGAGATTACCTACTGGCGTGGGTGGAGGACTGGAACCCGCAATTAGAGAAAGACAAACTGAATATCAATCGTATGATGATTTATTATTAGTTAGTAGTTCACAAG